ATTTTTCCAAAATCGAAAGTAATTGTCTGCTTAATAAATGACACGAATTGGATTAAAATTGCCTTTTTTTATAAAGCCTAGCCAATATGTCCAACAGCATAACTGTCCTTTTCGTTTGCATGGGTAACAAAATATTAGTGCGCTTGTAAGCCTTTATCTATAAGGACTGTAGCTTGTTGCATGCGAAAATGGGTACTCCACTGGATACACCTAATGAAGCTGAAAACGCGAAAAAACCTAGTGCAGACATCTGGATACACCATGCTTTAGACAAGAAAAAACCGCCAACGAATGGCGGTTTTTTTGTATCGGGTGGGAGAATTAAACCAGCAAGGAGACTGGCTACCAGATCCCCCTTGCAAAGGCCCAGCCGTGCCTTTGCTCGGTAATTGCGCTTATGCGCCAGCGTTTTTGTAAAGTCCGCGAAAGTTAATTACGCCGCAAGCGAAGTCAAGGCGACTCTTTACGCCTATGCTGTCGTTCTCGAACTTAATCTGTTCTTCGTAATATGGTCTGGCTTGGCCTGCAAGATAGGCGCGCACAATGGTATCCAGTTGAGCTGGACTTGCGGCCAGATACCAAGCGGTTTCGCTAACGTCATCTAGTCGAGGGTCTGCAACTAATGTCAGGTTGCGTATCCATGCAAGATTGTCAGTGTTGTTTGAAGCGCCGAATAACACCAAGCTGTTCAATAGTGCCTCTGCTTTGCTTTCCAGTACGACAGGCACTATCAAAAATCGCGGCTGTGGATCAAGGTGGCTTTCACCTTTGATCCCCTTCTGACGACGCATTGCTGCGCGTGCTGCACCCAAAGAGTCAACACTCAAGGCCGTGCCGATGGCAGACAAGTTGCCATGACTTGCATCGAACAAAGCTTTAGAGTCTGACATAACTGGCGTGCCAGTTAGTTTTGCATAAACCAAATCGGCCTCGGTGCGTCGAGCAGATGAACCAAAGGCGGCGGGCATCGTGGTAAATGCGTTCAGGTCATCGTTGATTAGCATCTGCCGTGTGATGGTCAGCATCCGGCCAAAGGTTTTGATGGAGAACTTTTCGGCAGCCTCACCAAAGGAGCCGTGCTTGTATTCTCCACCGTCTGCAACCTCAAGAAGACCAGGTGCTTCGGATAATGCCACGAATGATTTTTCCTTGAAGTCGTTAACTTCCTTTTCACCCGTCCAGACTTGGTGTGTAGTGGGTTCATTGTTGTAGCCCAGCTGCATAGATTTTCCGGCGGTGTTTGCCAGCAGTTCAGGGAAGTCGCTAGTAGTCAGCGCGGCCTTGATGATGTCTGCGCGACTGAAGCCGGAAGCTGGCTTACCGTTCATGCTCAGGATGTTTTCTGCCATGGCGGTGATGTTCATCCGCTCAACATCGCGCACAAGCGGCGAAGGGTTTTCTATACGCACGCCGTTGCGAATAAGCAGAGATTGTGCGCAGGCTTCCTTGAAGTCGTTACCACGTCCGGATTGCTGATCAAGGCCGCTAGAAGAAAACCCGCCCATAATAGGCTCTACACTTCTGCCCATGTGATCGAGAAGTTTCTTGTCAGCATCTTGAGCGGAGCAGTTGATATTGTTTTCGCATGCTTCCATCAATTCGGCAACGCCATCGTATTCCTTGAAATGATGGAATGATGCCTTGATGTCAGTTCGTCGTTTGGCATCAGAGGCTAGGGCTGCGGCTCGAATTTCTTCGTGGGTTTGGTTGTTGACCTGCGTGTTCATGGCTGCATTTCCTTTCTGTAAAATATGGGGCGGGATGGTGAATCGATTGCTGTTAAAGCTGGCGGTAATAAGCTGACCGCTCTGTTGTATTTCGTCCGCAAAACCTGCGGTTAAGGCTTCGTCTGCTGTTAACCATGTCTCGGCTTCGAGCATGGCAATAATGTCATCGCGGCTTTTTCCTGATCTCGCATATGCAGAAATAAGCGCTTCTCGGGTTTTGTCCAGCACATCAGCAGTCTTGCGTAAATCTGTTGCATCGCCAGACGTATCCACCCATGGGTTGTGCATCATTAGCAAAGCATTACTCGCCATGCGGATGGTGTCGCCAGCCATAGCGATAAACGACGCGCTAGACAAGGCCCAACCGTTTATTTCAAAGGTCACGTGAGAGGGATTTTGTTTGATAGCGTTATAGATCGCTACGGCATCTTGAACGCTGCCGCCTTGGCTGTTGATTTGAATCGTCAAGTCTTTGATGTTGCCAAGGTTGGCGAGGTCTTGAATAAACTGCGTAGCGGTTACGCCGAATGCGCCGATCTCGTCAAAAATTGTCAACGCTGCGGTGTTGCCTGCTAATGCTTGGATGCTGTACCAGGTTCTTTTCATTTGGGGCGTGTCTGAGCTAAAGAGGCAATAAGTTTCTCTCCTGGGGAGTTAAAAGAAACCCCGTTAATCCGGTTAACGATTTTGTATAACCCATGGGCTGTTTGTGGCACTGCGCAAGTTTTGTATGCAAGAAATAGGTTTTTCTGCCACGCAGGCCAGCTTTCAGGCGGCTCTGGTAAGTGACGGTAAAGCTTCCAGATGTGTCCATCAAACTTTTTGATCTCACTAGCAAGCCTCTGGCATCGCCCCCATCTGGTCATTGATTCATCCAGAGCAATTTCACGCAACGCTTCCGCCAGATAAAGATTGCGCTTGAACAATCTAAGTTGTGTAGACAAGCTGCTTGTTCCAGCATCAATCGGGGCGAGACCAAGGAAACGATCAAGTGGGTATTCTCCACCATGGTGTAAGTAGTGAAAGAGGCTCTTGATTAACCAACTACGCACATCTGGGGTGATAGGCTGGTTATTGAAAACACTATCCAACAATGATGCAAGACGCATCACTGCTGAAGGGGGATGTTTTTCATGCAGGAGGGCATCCATCAAAGCTCCTTACTGGCTTCGTCACTCGCCTCTATAGTCGGAGCGGGCGACGAGTCGGTGTCGTCTGTGGGCAGGCTATCATTGATGTCAGCCAGTGACATTGTCGCCACGATGTTGCGCGCCTTGGCGATTTCGCCGGCAATTAAATTTATATCGCCCGCATCAAGGTTAGGCACGCGGCGGCGTACCATGCCTGGGATTGCGTCAAAAATGCCCGCAATTTTTGACGCTGCCTTGCACAATACAGCCTCAATCAAGGCCACTGGTGCAAGCTCACCACGCGCTACAGAATTTTGCATTGCGAACTTGTCTGCCTGTTCCTTCGCTAGTCGCGCCCGTTCGGTCGCAAGGTCAAGGTCTCCAGAAGTAGCACGACCAGCAGCCATCTCGCGAAGGTGAGAGGTGTAGGATTTCAACCACGCACCAGCGGTTTCGCCTTCCACAAGCACCCCTCGACTTATCAACCCGGATGCTGTCTGCTGGGTGATGCCAACCATATCGCCGAATTCTGTTTGTGTAACTGTGTTGTTTAATGTGATTACCATACAGCCCCCTAAGGAAAGTTATGTGACTAGAGATTTATCGGGGTTCGAATTACCCGCGTATGAGTGATACTAGGGAGTACCTTTTTTATTTTGGATGCGTGTCATGACTACTTTTCTTTCAATTGATCCATTGAATAGCCAAGCTCATCAGCTAGCGCGAATAGGATTCTGTGATCGCCGCTCAGCGTCATGAGTGAAACAGCGTCATGAAGGCTAATGTCGCTAGTGATCGGGTTAAGCCTGCGGGATAGGTCACGAGCAGTCATACCCATGCGAACCGCTAAAGCCGGAACGCCACCAGCGTAGTTATGCCCAGTCAAATATGCTGCGTCTCTTGTGTTCATGCCCAAGCCTCGTGTTCGTTGATTTGCGGGTAATGCGGGTAATGCGGGTTTACTTTCAGCCCATATCTATAACTTGTCTTTTTGACATATTTCATACCTTGTAAGAAACATTACCCGCAATACCCGCAATACCCGCAATACCCGCAATACCCGCAATACCCGCAATACCCGCAATACCCGCAATACCCGCAATACCCGCAATACCCGCAATACCCGCATTACCCGCATTTGATAACTTTCCATCTTGTAACCTTTGTGTGACCATCTGTGCCGTCCTGTTCCAACTTCATCCCGTCAACGATACGGTCACGGTGTGAGCGTAACCAGCCAGCAAGGCGGCGGCTGTTGATCTTCTCGGCGCATATCACCTGCAATACGTCATACAAATCTGGGTTTAGTCTCATCATTGTTTCGCCGAATCCAATCGTGGCAAGACTGGCGGCAACAACGTCGGCGGCGGTTGCTTCGCCACTAGGGAAAGCATCACGCCATGACTCAAACAGTAAGCGCATGGCTTCAAGGTCTGGGTCTTGCTGGCGTAATCCTTCGGCGGCTTTTAGCGGGTCTGGCATGCCCAGCCAAACCAGTGGTCGCCGCACCATCTTGTCCCACAACTCGAAGCCACCCATCGGATGCAGGCCTTCAATTGCAGGCGAACCAGCTGCGATGTAGGCAAGGGATATTTCAAGCGCTGCACGTATCAGTTCACCACGGTGCTCAAACACGTATTCAAGATGATCTCTGGTGAATATTCTCTGCTCTGGGCGCTCCTGTTTAGCATCCATGCGAATCAGCATGACGCGTCGTTTTAGGTCGCCAACAATGCTCAGGTTGTTTCCAGTTGCCACCATCAGTGCGTGAGTTGGAATAGACAACATACCGCTAGCGCCCAGCGGTCGCAGGCGGACAAACTGCTGTGTAGTAACTTGACAAAGCAAATCGCCTTTGAGCGGTCGCTCTATGTTGTCTAGCAGAATGCAGGCATCTCCTGCCATCAATACACCGCCCAGTCGTTTCTCGGCTTCTGCGTCATCGTGGCCCAGAGACAGAACACTGGCGCGGCGACCGCTGGCGATAATCGCGAATGTCTCGGCAACCAATGTTTTACCCGTTCCAGGTGTAGGCGCAGTAATTGCCACCAAGGGGGCGGCGGGGAGGATGCGTCGGATTAAGGCGGTGATGATGCCAGCCAGCATTGCCGATGTATCCTCATCACCCACAACTGGAAAATCATCTACCAGTTCCATTAGTACCAACTTTGCCTTTTCCGCGTCTGTTCGCGAAGGTTTTGGCTTGGGTATTGCGCTACGCTCAGGCCTCTTAAACGCTGCGAATAAACCCGTATCTTGATCATAGCTGGGCTGCGCGATTACGCGACCATCTGGCGTGATGATGGGCGCTTCGATGAACCCAGCAAGCTGTTTTAGGTTCGGCCAGTTGCCGCGTGCCAAAAATGAATCAGCAACACGACGTGGACAGTCGCATGGTTTGTAAGTGTCAGCACGTGCATCAAAGCGTTCATGCTTCGCCGCCTTCGTTAGCAGCTCAACTAGGTGCGCACCATCAACTGGGTGCAGTGTGATCGCGCCACGTGAGCGGGTGAGACCAAAAGATAAGCCTTCCTTCGCCGGATAAATCCGCACCATCCGACCTGATTGTACGAACAGGTTAAAGTCGGCCTCCGTAAGGGCTTGTTCGCATCCGTCTAGTATCTCAGGGAGTTTGCCCGGTTCGTGCTGGATGACTCGCATACCATCAGTGTTCAAATTCCCCCGCGGCGCTTTAATTGTTTTCTTTGCCTTACTCTTTGGTTTTGCTTTTTCTGTTGCCAGATACTCATCTAGTTTGCCCAATGAATTATTTACTTCTTTCATGACAGCCCTCCAGCAGCTAGGCCGCCAGCGATGCGCTGGTTTGCCAGTAGCAGGCGCTTGCACGCTTCATCTGATAGGGTTTTGCCATGAGCCATGTCGAGTGCTGCTAAGCTCACGAGTCGCGCTTCAAATGCGATTGCGCGCAACACGTCTGCCGCTGGGAATGGTCTGTGTTCCGGCTTGCCTTTCGCATCAATTGCGCGCTCTGGATACAGCGCGTCAAACTCAAGGTTAACAGCTGACAGAACAGATTGAACGTCACATAAAGCGAAACAATGGAGGATTATTTTTCCATCAGATAGCTCTCTGATCGCAAGTGATGGGCGCTTATCTTCATGTGCCGGACACTGCGCAATCCAACGGTCTTTGCCCGTACGTTTGACGCCTTGAAGTCTCGATAAAAGCGCTTCAATTGCCATGACTGGTGCTACTCGATATCTCTTTAATATACGCGCCAACTTTTCTTGGTCGGCCTGTACGCCGGCCTTCCAGTTGGGGTGGAGAAGCAGGACGGCCAGAAGGGAGTGAGTCCAAGAATTTCTCCAGATCGCGCATTAAAATCAACGTGCGGTTGCCGTGATGCTTTACTTTCAATGTGCCAGCTCGGATTGCCGCGTCAAGCGTGGTCACTGACAGTGATGATATTTGTGCGGCTCCAGGTATGGAGAGTGCCAAGGGGTTTTGTTTGTCGATCATATTTCTTTTCCTAACTTATAACAACATTAGGAAAAGAGAGTAGAGAATTCACAGTCCGATTTTAAGGCAAAAAAGTGCACTATTTTTTTGCCGTCTTGTTTACCTTCCTGTAAAGCTTATATGCGTAAGTGCGACTGACCCCTAGTTTTTCTTGGATTTCTTTAATAGTTAACCCTTTAGCTGCGGTCTTTTTTTGATGCCCTGGCATCTTTTTTATTCGCACTCTGTTGCCGCCATATTTTGCTGCGTACATATCAAACAACAAAGTTTTGTATTGCACGGCAGTCAAGATTGGAGCGATTGTATGAAGCACTTTTGATAAATAATTCAACATCAGTTCATATTTTGACGAGCCGTTTTTTGTGTGCTCAATTTTAAACAATTCGAGTTGTCGTGAATCAATGGGAGGCTGGCCGATTGCTTCTCTAATTTTAAGTGCAATTTTAACTATCCTCATGAAATCATCACATGGGTCATCGTTGCATGGACACTCTAGTTGCGCATATTCTTGGGCAAACTTTATTGATAAATTAGAGAACTCCTCCTTTGATGCTTCGCGCAACCAGTTTGCCGCCACTGCTAACGGCCTATGGTCGGGGGTTTGGATTAGAACTACATCAAGCTGCTTGTCCATTTTGGTCTCCTTGATCTTGGTGCGGAAAAATTATTGCTTACAGCATCCCTCGCTCGGCGAAAGATAGCGCGCTTTTTCCCGCAACAATTAAGTGGTCAAGCACGCTAACATCCACCAGTGATAGGGTTTGTTTTAACGCGTCAGTTAGCATTCTGTCTGACTGGCTGGGTTCGGTTGCGCCGGACGGATGATTGTGCGCAAAAATCACCGCTCCAGCATTGTGATAGAGGGCGCGCTTCAGCACTTCACGGGGATATACACTGGTTTGCGTTAGCGTGCCGTGGAACATTATTTCAGCTTCAATTAGCCGATGCTGAGAATCAAGAAACAGCACCACGAATTGCTCGGCTTCTTCACGTGCTAGCATTAAAATTAGATAATCGCGCACCGCGCTCGAACTGTTAAGTGTCTTTATATCTGGGCGTTTAAGGTGTGTTTCTAGTATGTTCATGGCGCGGTAGAGCGTGCTCTTTTCGCGGGAAGTAAGGGCTGTTGGTTTTGGTTTGCTGGCGCGTTTTCCTGTGAGTGTGCTAATGTTTGCGGTAGTCATGGTATGAACCTCCTTTTTAGGTTGTGCTGTGATTAGGGGCGCTTAGTGGTTCGAACACTTCGCGTCCCGATTTTTCTTCCTGTACTGCCGGTTGCCCCAGTGATTTTTAATATGACACCTTCAACCGTTTTAGCGGCTGAAATTCGTTCTTCTGTCATTTCGGCATGTGCATAAATGCGCAGCATTCCTTCAAGTGCGTGGTTTAGACATTTTTCAACAACATGCGGGAATACTCCGTTTTCCATTGCCAGAGTGGCGAAGGTGCGGCGTAGGTCGTGAGGTGTCCAACCGACCTTGCGACGCTTTACCCAAGATTGAACGGCGGTATTCGATACCTCAAAGGGCGCGGTCAGTTGTGACTTTGCGGTGTGGGTCAGAAACACCCAATGGGGTTTGCCGTTTTTTGTTTTCGCCATGCGCCAAAAATCGCCGTCGGCTAGACCAGTTTGCCCCTCTGAAATACGCAATCCTGTTAGGAGTAGGAAACGCAGTAGTGCAGCATTGTTGCCTTCCCATGCCCATAATTGTTTTATCTCTTCAGGCGATAGGGTGCGGGTTGTTGGTTCATATTTATAGCCAGTAACACGTGCGCCAATTACGGAGGCGGGGTTGTCATTGCGCCAGCCCAATTCAATTGACATGGAAAACATTGCCTTGAGGTGTGACCGCAAGCTGTCCGCGCTGCGTGGTGTGGCTCTATGTTGGGCTACTAGTTCGGCTAGCCGCTTGGCGGATATTTCGGATACTCTGACGGTGCCCAGCGCCACGCGGATACGTTCCGCGTAGGTGGCAAACTGCTTGGGGCGCGCATGGCGGCTGATAACAACTTCGTGATATTGTTCCAAAAGATCATTAACCGTTGCATCAGATGGCGTTTTTGCGGTGGCAGTTTTTGCCTTTGCGCCTTTGAGGGATAAAACGGGCCAGTCGCCTAGGGTAATGATTTTTGTTTTGCCAGCCTGCTTGCGGCGCACGATGAAAGTCTTGCGGCCTGTAGTGCGGACGCGCAGCCAAAGCCCATCACCACACCCGACCATAAAGTCGGTGTCGCGTTGTTTTAGTTGTTTGATAGTTGTTTCGTCCATGGGTGTGCTGGATACATTTCTGGATACACTTTGAAGTATAAAGCAGAAGTGTTTAAAAGTGTACAAAAGTTTTCAGTTGCAATAAATCAATAAGATAGGAGCGCTAGTCCAGTGGTAAAAGTACTATTTGTTTGCATGGGTAATATCTGTCGTTCACCTACGGCCGAGGCGGTATTCCGTCATTATGTGGAGGAAGCTGGGCTGCTTGATTCTATTCATGTTGATTCAGCAGGTACGCACGATTACCATATTGGTG